GTATTATAGATCGCTTCAAGTTTAGCATCATCTTCAGACAAAGCTTTCATACCAGCGAATTCAGACTTATCATAGTTACGGTATCCCGCAACCTGTTGAATCTTAAGCTTGAAGTCAGCACCTTCCCAGAAGTCATATGGATTAACCGGAGTTTCATCTTGGAATTGTGGCTGCATAACATCCATGATCTTATCAAAGATCTTCTTACCGAATGTGTACAAGAAAGTCTTGCCATCATTTGCTGGATTAGAAGGATCAGATACTACCATGATATTTGACACATAGTGTAAGCGGCGCTTACGAGCACGTGCAATCTCTTTATCTTCATCACGACCAGTATTCCAAAGAATACTATTCATTTCTGATACAGGATCATCTTGACCAATAGTAGTCAAAGAATTCTCAATGTACCATTGTCCAGTTGGACCTTTAAAACCATGGTCCCAGTAGCGAACCCATGGAAGTTCTTCACCTTCAGCAGCAGGTAAGAAACGAATAACAGCATAGCCATTACCAGCTTTATCTACAGTAGGCTTCCAGAAGCGATCATCTTGGTAAGATGCTTTTTGACCACCGACAGCTTCAGCAGCTTTGGTGAGAGAGGCGATATCAGTACGATTTCGTTTTAAGTTTGCAAAAGACATATTATGTTTCCTTTTATATTGCAGTGTATTAATTGTTTTGGTGATACGTCTATTATAACACGTATCGCTTAAGATGTAAACACTTTAAAGATAATTTTTTTCATTTTATCTGAATTAATGTTAACAAGTAAGCTATATTTTCTAATCTTACGTGAGACACTAGGCCACAAGATTGGATCAGAAATAGTTTTGTCCGCCCTACTCATAAAGTTCGTGAGCTTATTAAGTATCACGACAGACTCAATATTTATATCATCTGATAAGTAGGATTCTACAACCTTTGGATATTGGTTGCCGATTTCAAACAGCTGGTCAAAACTATCAACATTCACTTTATCAAGATCTTGTTCAAAGTTATATCCCATGGACTCTGTTCTTTTTTGCCAATCACGATACACTTGTTCATTGCCAAGCATATCGCCAACCCAATTATTGTCTGCAACAAAGTGCGCAGCGTAGTAATTGATTAGCTCGGGTGGTGTATCAAACATCCTGCCAACCTTAGCAAAGAAGTATTTATCCTTACGTTTCCAAAAGGATTGTGGCTTCACCGATGTTTTAAAATTATACTTTGGTGCATCATAAGACTCTTGCTCAAAATGCAGCTTCAAAGACTGGTAGTATCTAAACGCTTCAAAAGGTTCCATTATCATCGTACTTCTTCATCCTAATTGCATTTTCTAAATAGAATATGTGCCATTCTTTAGAATTAATATCAAGTGCTGCTATTGCCTCTTTACCACCTTTGTAGTCTGCAGCTTCCATTACACTATGAAAACCAGGAGGGAGAGCATCTAATTCACCGATTATATCACGGTTTAAAGTAAGACATCTAGACTGTCTTCTATTCTCATTGTCCATGTACATAACACTATACACGCCAATCTCGAGTAGTTCTATCAGTTCAAACTTTGAGTAGTGTAAACTCATATAGGTAACCTTGCTCCTCCACCCTTAATAGAATTAACTTCAAGTGCTTCTGCTTCGATCTTATCTATAATTACGGTACTTAACAACCGCTTAATATCCTCAGGTTGCAGTTCACGTTCTTCACAAATAATAAGTACAGCTTCGATGTACGCTACACTAAGTGATTTAACTTTATCTTCAACCATAGTTGAAAATCTTTTCTTTGTAATGATAGGAGTAGGGATTTCAACCTGTTCCCCATTTGTAGAAATGGTGGTCGTCAATAGATGTAATGTATTCAAGGGTTGTACTCCAATATGGTTGAACTGATTTAGTGTGGTAATGTGTACTACCATTTGTTGAATCAAATCCATAATCATGGAGATCCAACGCTTGAGTAGTAACAATTACCGCGTGCAAGTATGCATCAAAGTTTCTAGGACGGTCAGATAGTCCATCACAGAACCAACTGAATTGGCATTTATGACGTACTATAGCTCCGTTGCTATGATACTTAGCTTGCTTGATTACTTCACACGCTGTATTAGGATAACGATTGTCCTTCATTCTATTAAGTACTACGTTTGTTACTGCCATCTGTCCGTTAGATGATTGATTTCTAGCTTCAAAGTATGAATTCAAGACTAAGCAATCAAACTCTTCTTGAGGAAGATTGTGCATTCCATCGAGAACGAATTCTGCATTTGCTGATGTTGATAATAATAGTGCTGCGAGTGCTAATTTGATTTTACTCATTTATCTACTACTCTTATTAGTATACAATCTGCATTAATACGACCGTTAGGTTTAGATTCTTTCGTAGTTAATGTAGCCCAAGCTTTATCTATCAATTTAAGAGATTTGGACTGTACAATATGTAGGAAGTCTTCAGGTTTACGTAACCTTATCTTCCGAGTGTTATCAGATTCTAGATCTACACCTTGTAGAGTAGTACCTTTAATAGAGAACCCGCTCGCTTTGTCTGACACGTATTCGGTGATTTCTCGTGTCTTGGAGTTGAAGACAAACAGTCTCATTGCTCCAATTATTGAGATGGGATTGATAGAGACTAATTTGTTTTCACTATCATCCTTCTTGTACTTCATCTTAGCGACTTGCTTATCCGCAGACTTTACACGAGGTTTACTAATTTTTCGTGTTGCGGCTGTTGCAGCTTTGATTTTATCACAATCAGCGAGCATATCTTCAACGTGCTTAATGCGCCGTCTCATTACTGAACGCTTGATATGTGAATAGCCTTCTACAGCTTGATCACACTGCTTGTTATAAGAGTCATTGAAGTCAAGAAGCCATCCCTCAAGCCGTTTGCGAACGGGTTCAGCTGCTTTACCTGTAAGACCATGGAGGCGGAACCCATTGTATAAATCAAATTCAGGTTCTTCGCCACCGATCCATTGATCTTCCAGTTCATCCAAGTCAGTTAAAATAGTATCATTAACTTTAGCTTGGTACCTCTGAGTAGGAGTCAAGACAATCACATTTGCTACGGCTTCGGTATCTTCAGCTTTTTCTGCAATCGCTGTTGTACCTGCTTCAGTCGCATCTGCTACGAAACGACGTATAGCTTCATGTCCATCATAAAAAGACTCCAACTCTTCAGTTCTTGTGGTGCCGTCTAGTTGTAAAACTTTACGTTTGTATGGTATTTTTTCAAACTCTAATCCATGAGTTACCCACTGCATACAAGCAGCAACATGTACTCGACAGTTATAAACCCAGTCAGGAGCAGATAGCATAACAGTTGAATCATCTTTAGAATAATTCTTCTTAATGAAAGCTTTCATCAACTTTACTTTATCAGCCTTAACAACTTCAACTTGAAAGTAATCCTTTAAGTGCGCAAAGCCTTTATCTACAGAGGCTGCAGCAATACCCGTCCGAGGACGTCGAGTATAATCTACTTTCTTTTTCTTTTTCGTTGTCAAAGCTTTTAAAGTCGCCATGCTATATTCTCTCTTCTCAAATTTATGATACCATTATATCACGTTTAGACTAAGTTGTACACACTTATTCCACTTTTATTTTCAAATATATTCAAGCTTGTGATATTAGGAACTAAGAATGAACGCCATCCTTCTGCCTTAACATCATAACATGCAATAGATTGAATAGTGCGTTGTACACCTTCGTCATCCACATAACTGACACCTTGCTTACTCTTTGGGTGTGCAACCTCAGGAATAAGATCCATATTTAAAGTGCAATCCATAATACGTTGCTCACCATTCTTCTTAGTGAACGTTACTTGAATTACACCTTCTTCTAATAGCTTAACAATCTTGCTACGATCCATATTAACTTACCTCTCTTTTGAATATTCTAATCCGATTTGAACTAATGAGTGAAAATAGAACACTGCTAAATACGTTTTAGTATCAACTAGTAAACCTAGAGAGAACAACGTATTAAGTGCCCAAATTGAAACAAAAGGTAAAACTGCCATTGGTACTAACATGCTCATAGCATCTACAAAACCAACAATTTCCCAAGTGAGCCTCTCGCGAGACGGTACAAAAGATTTAAAATTCATTTACTAACCCCAGTCGTTATCAAATTTAGTGGTTTCACGCATAGTGTCACCGTAATAAGTATCTGCATACTTAGACGCATCAGTCCATTGGTTGTAGTTCTCGTCCATCTTATCGATAGACTTGTTAAAATCATTGATCGCATCAGCCTTTTGAGCTTTGAGTTCAACGTACACTGGAGAAGTTTTAAACACTTTAGATTTAGCTTTTAACTTCTTCTTAAACTTAGCAGAGTTTGCAAGCCTTTCAGCTGTAGATGCAATGAGTGCTAAGCGATCAGCTTTTTGTTTCTTATTCATCATAAATATAATCTTTCCTAATTTAGTATATGTAGCTATTATAACACGTTTAAACAAGAATGTAAACGGTTAATTTCAGTTATTTTGAATTATTTTCAGTATAGCTGAACGTGTTTCAGATTTGAATTCAGCTTCGTCACATTCTGACCAATCAATTCCTTCTTCATCCATCAAATTTTCAACATGAACTGCTAAGTGAATGTCAGTCGCAACTTTAAAGTGTGGTCGCTCTGCAACATTAAACCTAACTAATTCTTCCATGATCTCTTTACGCCAAACTGTAACCTTAATGCCGTCAATGATTGTTGCTGAATTCATAATATAAGTGCTCGTGTTTATTAATTTATATAGCTATTATATCACTTATAGTTGACAATGTACACTATAAGTGACGTTATTTTTAGATTAAAACGGTATATGCTTATTACTTACGTGTCATCCATTTACCGATTATTTCCCAAGACTTTACGATCTTTCCAGTAGGTGAAGCAAAGCATGACTTAATCCATAGGCTAGCTTCTTCTTCAGTGTGAAAGCTTTCGTTAATAACTACATCGTTTAAAAGCAATATACTTGACTTAACTTCTTTAGCCATATCGACCTCTCTAAGGTTCATTATGGGTACGGCCGCTGTTCAGTACTTTAAGACTTCTAAAAACTTCTTTCCATACACTTGACACTTGCGACTCTTTATAGTCAGCATCTGCTGCAGCCTTTTTAGCTACAGTCTTTTGATCAGGAGAAGCTGTTTCCTCCCACTCAACACATAGTGCATCGAACTCTGCGTAAAATTCAGTTGAAGTTTTGAACTGCTCACCTGCTTCTAGGTAACAATCCGCATCAACAAAGTCCCAATCTAACTCGCCATTCACAATGTTTTCTGGATCAGAAGTTGCGATGGAAAATGCTTGACGTAAATTCATATTTTAGTTACTCTTAGTTGCCAAATTTGATGTAGGATTTAAGTGAATCAAAATCAGATTGAGATTTTGATTCGAATGTTACTGCGTGATTTCCGCCACCAGGTCCTTTTTCGACGTAATTGGTAATCTTTGAATTGAATCTAAGTGCCACTTCTAAGATTTCTTTTAGTGTTACTTCTGAAGAGATGTCAGACGAGAATGTGTATTTCATAATATAGTTTCCTTATTGATTAAGATACTATTATATCACTAATCAAAGCAATTGTACACTGTTTTCTTAGAACATTTTGATCTAAGCTTATTACCTTTATTTTACAACAATAGCTGTGGTAACTCATGCGGCACACGATATTTTGATAATATACTTAGGTTATGCACTGTTGTTCTTATTTCACCGCCAGATGCTGGAGTGATACACATTTCGTAAAAAACTACATCATGCGGAACTTCATATTCTTTATTAGCTACGCCGTCAATAAACACAAAGGCATCACACTTATTTTGCTTGCTCAGCATGTTTCCCCATCTTGCATAACCAAGGTTATACGACCAACAGGATTTTATTTCTTTTAGTAATCCAAGTTCAACCATATCAGAACCTGACACGTCAGTTCCTATTGAACCGATTCTATTTTGTACAACGTATGCTTCTGTTATATTTCCTAGAAGGCTTCCTTGTTCTGTTTTACCAAGCTTATCAAAAATAGCTTTGAAATTATTTGCACCGAATTCAATCATGTTTTCGCGTATGTACATTATTACCTTCCTCCAGCTGAACTTACTACCAACAAGCTGAAGATCATGTAACACCAAAATCCACCTAACATGGTCATTGCTGTCCAAAACCAAACCTTAACAACAGTCTTTACCTTAGAGAAAAAGTTTTTCATTTTGTACCCCATGTGTTTTTAGCGTGAAACTCACGTTCTGTTGACTGGCTTGATAAACGCCATGTTTCAGGGAAAGCGTTTAATAACTCCTCTTCTTTATACTGTATTGCATCGAGAAAGTTCTCGACCTTAGCGCACTGATCGTCGAACGCGTCCCAAAAAGAATTTTGGTTTGGATGGTACATACCTGCA